TATTCCGGTGGTGAGAAGACAGTTAAACTTCGCGAAACCGCAACGGTCTGGACTTCCGGCAGCAAAGAAAATTACGACAAAAAGACAGGCTACAGGGTAGGGGTAACCAGCCGTTGTCGCCTACTGCTGGATTCAATTAAACCTATAGCAGCATCTACAGAACCTGTCGTTCAGTCCAAATCCAGCGAATTACCAGCGGTACAACTGGTAGCTATCATGAAGGGAAAAACGCTGTCATACCAAGGGATTATGTCTGCCATTAAAAAATATCACCCGGACATCAAAATTACCCTGGAACAACTCCAGAAACGAGTCTTTGCGCTGTGTATGTCTAATTTCGTCGGCATTGAGCGGCATGACGATATGCCCGTTACACACTTCACGCTGAAAAGCGTTGATCCCCGTTTTTACGTTCACTCAGAGAAAAACATGAGGGCTTAAGGTATGGCCGGGCAATCGGACTACCTCCCGCCCGGCTTACCGCTCAATCGTGCCAAATGGCCGCAAGAGTGCCAACTCAAAGAGCATTATGACATGCGCGCCGCCGCGCTCATTCGCCAGCTCTATGAGCGCAAAGTCACTCGCCAGATGGTTATACAGCACATTGACGCGACGCCGGAGAGCTACCGGGATTTTTTCAGAGGGCGTTTGAATTACTGGCGCCAGATGCGCGAAGGGGGAAATAGTGAATAAAAAATACACATTAATTTATGCAGATCCGCCCTGGGCATACCGGGACAAAGCTGCAGATGGTGACCGTGGAGCCGGGTTCAAATATCCCGTGATGAATGTTCTCGACATCTGCCGCCTGCCTGTGTGGGATCTTGCAGCGCAAAGTTGCCTGTTGGCTATGTGGTGGGTTCCAACGCAGCCGATTGAAGCACTGAAGGTTGTCGAGGCGTGGGGTTTCCGTCTGATGACAATGAAAGGCTTTACCTGGAATAAATGTGGGAGCCGCCAGACGGATAAGCTGGTGATGGGAATGGGGCATATGACACGTGCAAATAGTGAAGATTGTCTTTTTGCGATTAAAGGAAATCTTCCTGAACGCATTGACGCCGGGATCGTCCAGTCATTTACCGCGCCGCGCCTGGAGCATTCGCAAAAACCTGACTTTGTGCGTGAAAAATTGGTGCAATTGCTTGGTGATGTTCCACGTATTGAACTGTTTGCTCGCCAGTCCTCTCATGGGTTTGACGTATGGGGAAATGAGTGTGATTCACCTGATGTAATGCTGCTGCCAGGAATAGCTGAATTTATCAAGGAACATGGGGAGTGTGCGGCATGACTAATGCAGCAACAATTCTTGATATGTGCTGCGGTTCTCGAATGTTCTGGTTCGATAAGCAGGACGAAAGAGCAGTTTTCACTGATAATGCTGTTCCCCCACCTTTCGCAGAGGCGCTGGTGAGGGCTAATTTACCTGAATTATGTGTAAGCAGGGAGGCAGCATAATGGCAAAATCAGCATCAGAACGTAAAGCAGCGCAACGCGCCCGTCAGTCTGCCGCTGGTGAGCGCAAGATTGAACTGGTGCTTGATTCTCAGGAGCTGGACATGTTGGAGCGGAACTGCGCCGCCCGCCGCCCGGGTCGTGCGCCGTATGAAATGGGCGAATATATTGCGATGCTAATTCGTCAGGATGATGCGCGAGTTCGTGGACGTATCAAATCAATCAGCGCAAATCAATGTGGAAAATGCGGCGACGCGCTGCCGATTACATCATGCCCATGTGCAGGTGATTCTCAGTGCTGGGTTACGTCTGGATGGCATGCGGTGAAACTAACAATGTGACATGTCACGCCAGTCTGCAACATGTAAATAAACCGCCATAAAGGCGGTTTTTCTTTATTTAACATAGTGTTAAATAATAAATCTATTTCATTTTTTAACGTTTTGTGCCTTTAAAAGTTTGCACTTCCAATTACTAAGGAGTATATATACTGGATATCTATACAGTTATCGCAGGGAGGGCGCGTGTTTAAAAAGACGGAGATAGGGGAACATCTCCCCGATAATGGTCGCGTTCTCATTACCTGTAAAAATGGCAAGGTGATGTCTTTAAGAAACGTGTACGACGATGAACATGTCGCATCCCTTAAATCATTGTTAGAACTGGCAGAACAAGCAGGCTGTATTGTTGTTCAAAAAGGTAAACAAAGGGTATAATCACGGTACCGGACTGAACACCCGGCAAACTGTATTTCTGAGCAATTGCTGCGCTAAAGGGGAAACCAATGGCGCAGTATTCATTTGTAAAATCAGCGGGCGGTGTACTTATTCCAGCAACCCCGGATGCTCGCGAATTTATCGACAAAAAATTTCGTCTGGGCGCTGTTTTGTATGCCGACTTTAAACAGGCACGTAATGCAGCGTTTCACAGAAAATTTTTCGCACTCCTCAATCTTGGGTTCGATTACTGGCAACCGTCGGGCGGTGCAATATCCCCGGCAGATAAAAAACTGGTTCGGGGATATGTACAACTGGTTGCTCACTACGCGGGTCACGAAGAAACACTCCAGGAACTGGCCGATCAATATCTGCATGAAGAAGCTGAGAAACGCGCCAGCAATATCAGCTCCGTCAAATCCTTTGAAGCGTTCCGCGCATGGGTGACAATCGAATCAGGTTTTTATACTGAATACCAGATGCCGGATGGCACCAGCCGCAAAGAACCAAAATCTATATCGTTCGCAAAAATGGACGATATTGAATTCTCCCAGCTTTATAAATCCGTTCTTGATGTGCTCTGGAATTATATCTTATACCGCACATTCCCGACTCAGCAGGCAGCGGAGAACGCCGCCGCCCAACTATTCAGTTATGCCGCATGAAAAAAATCGACCTGACAAAGCAGGCCCGCGATCGCATGTGTACTGTACGAATTCCGGGGATCTGTAATTTCAATCCTGAAACCAGTGTGCTGGCCCATTATCGCATGAGTGATACCTGTGGAACGGGCATTAAACCACATGACATGCAAGGTGCCATTGCATGCAACTCTTGTCATGACGTAATCGATGGTCGTGTGAAAACCGATATTGATCAAGACACCCTGAGGCTATATCACGCTGAAGGTGTTTTCCGTACTCAACAGATATGGAGAGAGGAAGGCTTTATATGATTTATCCTTCAACTTCAGGAAAACCCGATGAGACATTCCGGCTTCGCACGCTCGAATCCGTGTGGATTCAGGGTAAATTACGTATGTGGGGCCGCTGGTCACACATAGGCGGAGGGACTGGTGGTGATATGTTTAATGCGCTTCTCGCTTCGAAAAAAGTGAGTAAAACCGCCATACAGCAGGTATTACGGCATCTCAAAGCATCAGGTTTAAGTAAGGATGAGTTGCGGGAATATTTTGAGGATCTACTTGCCGGGAAAAATAAAAGTCACCTGGCTTTTTGCACAGATGCGGAAGGGCTTATGATGGATGCTGTGATCGGTGAAATCCTTGTTCGTGCTGGCCATAAGAAGCTGTTTGGTCTTATCTGCCAGCGATATAAGCGTCGAATGAGCAAAAAGGCAATGGCGAGAGAACTAAACGAAATGCATCCGGAGTGGTGTCTGAGAACCTGCGAAAGCAGAATTGATGTCTGGTTACAAATGGCAGAAGCAATGTTGTATCAGCCAATGTGTGAAGTATTCGAAAAAAAACCTGACAGATTTCGTTTGCATGATTGCGCGGGTGTTGCTTGAATTCAGATAAGCTCGCGAAGCTTTATCCGCAGCGACAGATTCAAAGAAGAACCCGCCACGGCGGGTTTTTTCGTTTGCAGGTCTCGGTAATCATCGGGGCTTTTTCACATTCAGGGCTCACTGGCGGACGGCTCATAACCCAATCCGACAGACGCTTGCGTAGAGCCCGTCCACTATATCAGGCTCCGGGAACCACCATCGATATTATCTACGTAGCAAACGCAGCCCGTGAAGCCTGACCCTTTGATCACACACTGCGCCATCTGAGCTATCGGTGGTGGGGCTATGACTGGAAAGAGCAGCCTGTACAACAGGATTTGAGTTGTGGTTTCTTGCACCGCGGCATTTTCTGCTTCGCCCTATACTATTTGCTTAGTCTTGCGGAGGTGTGAATGAAAGAAGGGTATTACTGGATTCAGCATAACGGTGTTGTTCAGGTGGCATACTATACGAATGACACAGTTGACGATCTGGAATCTGGACAGCTTATTGTCGGTGTCTGGCATCTGCCAAGGGGCGATGATATCTGCCATAACGGTGAAGCAGAAGTACTGTCGGGGCCGTTACAACCACCAGCTTAGATATAGAACGCGCTGGCGGCGCTTGGAAGACGGCTTGAAATATTAGCTGCGTAAATCATACCCCTGATTTTCTGTATACCACTGCCACGTAGCGGGGATTGGCTCCCGCACCCATCACAAGGCTGCGCTATTGCGCGGCCTTTCTTTTTCCACTTACCCGACATCCGGGTAGTCCATTTCCCGGACAGGGGAAGTTATGACAATGGATAAACATACGACATGGCTGGCCTACATCTGGGCATTAATCAGCGGCATATGCGCCCAGTGGACGTTAAACGACTATGGCGCGCTGATAGGTATTGTTCTGGGTATTGGTACGTTTCTGGTTAATAAGCATTACAAAAAGAAATCAGAGCAGGCTCAGGCAAGACAGGCTGCCGCGATGGAAGAGCGTAACAGGCTAATCGCCCGGATTCTGGAAAAAAACGACCATGACAGCACGTTAAAAATGTTGGCGGTATCTGAAATGCCGGAGGGCAATAATGGCGCTCAGGACAAAAGTTAAGGCCCTTCTGGCTGGTGGCGCGAGTGCAATGGTGATAGCGGCGGCGATGATTGGCGGTAATGGCGGTCTGGAAGGCAGGCGCCACGAACCCTATCGAGATGTGGCTGGCGTACTTACCGTATGTGATGGACATACGGGAAAAGACATTGTACCTGGCAAGCACTATACCGATGCGGAGTGTGATGCTCTGCTGAATAAAGACCTTGCACTGGTCGCAGCCCGCATTGATCCACTGATTAAGGCCAGTATCCCGAACAGCGAAAGAGCTGCGCTCTACTCCTTTGCGTACAACGTTGGTACTGGCGCGTTTGCCAGGTCAACCCTGCTGAAAAAACTCAACGCTGGTGATCTGGCCGGAGCCTGCAACGAGCTTAAACGCTGGACGTATGCAGGCGGTAAGCAGTGGAAAGGGCTGGTAACGCGTCGCGAGATCGAGCACGAGGTGTGTACATGGGGGCAGAAATGAACCATACCATCTACCACGGCGACTGCCTTGACGTCATGCCGACACTTGAACACGGCAGCGTTGACCTTATCGTGTGCGATCCACCCTATGGCACGATGAAGGGGGCTAACCTGGACACATGGAGCGCTGCAACCACGCAGTGGGATGACGCTATCGATCCCGTAGCACTGTTTGCCGTGTGCGAACGTGTACTCAGGGTTAACGGCGCACTGGTATTGTTTGCCCAGGAACCCTACACAAGCCGCCTGATAACGCAGGCGCACAGCAACCTGCCGTTCAGTTACCGCCTTGCGTGGGAGAAAGAACACTTCGGCAACCCACTGCAAGCCAAAAACGCCCCCGTATCATATTTTGAGGACGTGCTGGTGTTTTTCAAAAAGTACGAACCGAACCTTAATCATCCGATGCGTGAATACTCCCGCAGGGTAAAGGCATTTACCAGGGCGACGGCGGTACAGGTAGAGCGCAAGCTTGGACACCGGGGAGCCGATCACTTTTTGGGCTGTGACGCTGTCCAGTTCTCGCTACCCACACGCAGCACCTACGAGCAACTGACTACCGCCTACAACCTGACCGCTATGCCGGGTTTTCTGGCGTACGACGAAATGAAGTTGCCGCAACGCGTTTTCAATCTGCCACCAGGCAAACGGCATAAACCCAACATTCTGAAATATGCCCGCGACCGGGAAAAATATCATCCCACCCAGAAGCCGGTAGCGTTACTGGAAGATCTGATCCAGACATACAGCAACCCCGGCGATACAGTGCTGGATTTCACGATGGGAAGCGGTTCAACGGGCGTCGCCTGCGTGAATACCGGACGGCGCTTTATCGGCATCGAAAAAGAGCAGAAGTATTTCGATATTGCTGCAGCCAGAATAGAAAAATCAGGGCAGGTAGCCGCATGAACCGCATAACTACTGGCGTAATAGTCTCGTTGCTGATTGTCGCTGCTGCGCTGGCGTGGACAACGGACCACTACCACGGTAACGCCGTGAAGTACAAAGACCAGCGCGACACAGTTACTCATAAGCTGGCGCTGGCGAACGCGACAATTACCGACATGCAGACGCGCCAGCGTGACGTTGCCGCCCTCGATGCAAAATACACAAAGGAACTCGCCGATGCGAAAGCTGAGAATGATGCTTTGCAGCGCCGCCTTGCTGCTGGTGGCCGGGTGCGCGTCAAAGGACACTGTACAGTGCCCGCCAGTACCACATCCGCCAGCGCCAGCCGCGTGGGCAATGCTGCCACCGTCGAACTCTCTCCAGGTGCTGGACAAAACGTTCTCAATATCCGCGCCGGAATCATCAGCGATCAGGAAAAACTGAAGTATTTGCAGGAGTACATCCGGACGCAGTGCAAATAAAAAATTCCCGCAGGACGGTTACGGTTCCGGCCTGCAGGGTGTCATAAAGAGCACAAAATGTCTTATAAGGGGATATACGGACATATGTCGCATACTATGGTACTGAAGAAAAAGACCTCATGTATCAACGCAGCGTAACCAGACGTTAAAAACTGGCACACCTCATGAAAATAACCCAGTATTGACAGGATATAATGCTGCCTTTGTAGTCGAATGATTAAACAATTCTCTATTTATAAGAATAACTGCCATCATCGTTGATATATCAATGTGGATAAAATAAAACAAACTACTCTTGTTTTACCTCTGCCAGCCAATACCAGTATAAAGCAGAGGTTGCAAGTTATCCGGTCAGGTATAGCTCTTCCGGGTGGCTCCTGAGAGTTGTGTTTCATCTGTTAACTTACAGTAATCAAAGGCCGCATATTCTTGCGGCCTTTTTTATTGCTATCACAAAGGTCATCTTCGGGTGGATTTTTTAATAGCATTAACAACAGGAAATCATCATGGCAAAACCGGACTGGGAGGCCATCGAGACGGCATACCGGGCCGGAGTGATGTCCCTCCGTGAAATTGCGTCACATCATGGTATTAGTGAAGGTGCTATCCGCAAGCGCGCAAAGCGTGATGACTGGTCCCGTGATCTTAACGCCAGGATTCAGCAAAAGGCTGATGATCTGGTACGCAAACAGGAAGTACGCAAAACGGTACGCACCAAAACTGAACTTACAGAACGCGTACTGATAGAAGCCACAGCGGAGGTAATAGCCTCGGTACGCATGGAGCACCGGGGCGATATTCGCCGGGCCCGGGAACTCACAAACACGCTTTTTGATGAACTTGGTGCGCAGTGTGCTGATGTGGGGGCGCTGGAGCAGCTGGGTGACATCATGTTCGCTCCTGACGATAAAGGCCGTGACCGGCTCAACGAAACTTATCAAAAAGTCATCAGTCTGCCTTCCCGTGTGAAATCTCTGAAAGACCTGAGCGACAGCCTGAAAACGTTGATCGGCCTGGAGAGAGAAGCATGGAGTATAGGTACTGCCAGTGAACCAGAAAAAACGCCTCTACCAGGAAAAAATACTGATCTGACAACTGATCAGGCAGCGGAGCTATACAAAAAAATGATGGGTTAATTATGCCGTTACCATTCTCCTTCGATTTCAAACATCCAGATTACCAGATGGTGTTTGAATGGCGGATGGAACGCTTACAGCGCATTCGCCAGCATCCTGAGATGCTGCCCGCGTTGAAGCAGTTTTATCGTACTAACCCGGCTCAGTTCATCATCGACTGGGGCATGACGACGGACCCGCGTAATATCGATTATGGCCTGCCGGTCACCATCCCTTTTCTGCTGTTTCCGAAACAGGAAGAGTGGATTCACTGGATTATGGAACGCTGGGGCAAGCGGGAGAACGGTATCACCGAAAAATCCCGTGAAATGGGGCTGAGCTGGACGGCGATCGGGATGGCCTGTTCGCTTTGCCTGTTTAACAAAGAGATGGTCATCGGCTTCGGTTCCCGTAAAGAGGAATATGTCGACAGTACTGGTGACCCTAAGGCGTTGTTCTGGAAGGCGCGCAAGTTTGTAGAGACGCTGCCCGTCGAGTTTCGTGGGTCGTGGAATGAGAAGAAGCATGCACCGTACATGCGTGTTGAATTTCCTGAGACAGGCGCGGTCATCAAGGGCGAGGCTGGTGACAATATTGGACGTGGTGACCGAACCACACTCTATCTGGTGGATGAGGCTGCATTTCTGCAACGCCCGCTACTGATTGATGCGGCGTTATCGCAAACCACCCGTTGCCGTATTGACCTGAGTTCGGTCAATGGCATGGCGAACCCGTTTGCGCAGAAACGACACGGCGGAAAGATACCGGTATTCACATTCCACTGGCGCAGCGACCCCCGTAAGGACGATGAGTGGTATCGCAGGGAATGCGAGAAAATCGACAATCCGGTGGTAGTGGCGCAGGAGCTTGATCTGAACTACAGCGCATCAGCGGAAGGTGTCCTGATCCCCTCAGACTGGGTACAGGCTGCTGTTGATGCACATATCAGGCTGGGCATCCAGCCAACTGGAAAACGACTGGGGGCGATGGACGTCGCCGACGAAGGTCGGGACAAAAACGCCTTTTCAACCCGTCACGGTTTCCTTCTGGAGAATGTGCGGGAATGGTCCGGCGTGGGCAGCGACATTTACCAGTCTGTTGAGAGGGTCTTCGGCTTTTGTGAACAGGATAATCTCGAAGAGTTTCGCTTCGACGAGGACGGTCTGGGGGCTGGCGTTCGCGGCGATGCGCGTGCCATTAACGAGTTACGCAAAGCCGCCCGCAGGCCGCCAATACTTGCCACACCGTTTCGTGGTAGCGGCGCGGTATTCGATCCTGATGACGAAGCCGTACGGGGCGACAATGGGCAGGCCGCACGCCTGAACAAGGATTTCTTCGCCAACGCCAAGGCGCAGAGCTGGTGGTACTTACGCAAGCTCTTCCGGAACACCTACCGCGCCGTTGTTGAAGGTATGGCCTACAACCCGGACGAAATTATCTCCATCAGCAGTACGATGGAGAGCAAAGACAAACTCATCATCGAGCTTTCGCAGCCAACCTACTCCATTAACGGCGTGGGGAAAATCGTTGTGGATAAACAGCCTGACGGTACCAGGTCGCCGAACCTCGCCGACTCGGCGATGATTAGCTACGCGCCGATGGATTCCTCTCTTGATAATTGGGCCAAACTGGCCGGAGCGTGATATGTCCCGAAAGAAACGCCAGAACGGCGCACAACAGCCCGTTAGGACAGCTGACGGGTACAATAATTTCACGGCCAAACTTGGCAGCGATACCAGAAACATCCAGACGGGCGGAATGTACATGCCCGGCTACATCAGCCGAAACAGGGTGATGCTGGAGTTTGCGTATCGTTCATCGTTCCTCGTGGGCGCCGGTGTGGATGCTATGGCCGATGATATGACCCGCAAGGGCATTAACATCAGCTCAAAGCTGAAACCTGGTCAAAAGGGGAAGTTCGAAACTTTCTGGGATGATCTTGCCATCTGGGATGGGCTTAACGATAACCTCAAATGGTCGCGATTGTACGGCGGCGCGGTGCTGGTGGTCCTGCTTGAAGGTCAGGATATGTCCTCCCCTTTGAAACTGGATCGCATCAAAGAGGGGCAGTTTAAAGGCGTGATGAGCCTTGACCGCTGGATGGTTAACCCGAGCTATTACGATCTCGTTACCGATTACGGTCCCGATTTTGGAAAACCGAAATATTACAAGGTAATCACGAACCAGCAGGGGATTCCCCCCTGGAAGATTCATCACAGCCGTGTTATCCGCATGGAGGGCGATACACTACCGTTCCAGCAGGCCCAGACGGAAAACGGCTGGGGGATGTCTGTGGTTGAGCGTATTTTCGAGCGTATCGAGGCATTTGATACTGCGACGGTCGGCACCACACAGTTGATCCACAAAGCGCATTTGCGAACCTACAGCATTGCTGAACTTCGAAAAATACTTGCTGCAGGCGGCGACCTCGAAAAAGCGCTGATGAAGCACATGGACATGATCCGACAGTTTCAGACCATCGAAGGTATGACCATCATGGACGCTGCGGACAAGTTCGAAACGCACAGCTACACGTTCGCGGGTATCGCTGATGTTCTTCTGCGCTTTGCTGAGCAGGTTTCTGGCGCGACGGGAATCCCTCTAGTCCGTCTGTTCGGGCAGTCCCCTGCTGGCTTCAACACCGGCGACGGCGATCTGGAAAACTACTACAGCCGGGTTAACTCATTGCAGGAACGACGCTTACGCCGCCATATTCGCTGGTTGCTTGATATTTCTTGGCGTTCTCTGTTCGGTGAACCACTGCCTGACGATTTTACTTTCGAGTTTAACAAGCTCTGGGAGATGTCAGACGTGGACCGCGCAACGATGGCGAACAATGTGGTTACTGCACTTGGTACCGCCGTTCGCGACCTCGGGATGCCTCCGGCAGCAGCGCTTAACGACCTCAGGAACATTTCTGATGTGATTGGCATCGGTGGTTCTGTCACTGACAAGGATATAGAAGATGCGAAGACCCAGTGGCAGGAGGATGAATCTGAAACCATCCCTCCGCCGTCGTTCGGAGATCCAGTATCGAAAAAGCCTGTTGGCGATAGCAAACCAGATAGGGCAGATCGTCGATGGTACCTACGATGGTTCACAGGCCAGTGCTGACAGCATTTCGAAAACGCTGGTGGACTATTCCGAGGTAATCAGCGACTGGGCAGAGCAGGTCGGGCGAAGGATGTTTGCCCAGGTCGAGCAGGAGGAATGGAATCTGTGGAAATCAGTATCTGAGGAAATCGGCGCCGGCCTGCGCGATGTGGTGGGTAATACCCCCGTCGGGCAGGTGGCGCAGGATATCGTGTACCGCCAGATTCAGCTGATGAAGTCCCTGCCGCTGGAAGCAGCCGATCGCGTGATGGACATACAACAGCGCGCAATGCAGGCGGTTATCACTGGTGAACGTCCGGACGAGCTCTACGAGATGATCATGGCCTCCGGTGACGTGGCCGCCAGCAGGGCGCAGCTGATTGCCCGTACAGAGACTGGACGAGCTACCGGCGCGCTGACGCAGGCCAGAGCCCTTTCGGTTGGCTCAGAGGGATACTGGTGGCGTATCGAAGGGGCCGGAACGCGCGATTCTCACCGCAGGATGAAAGATAAATTTGTGCGCTGGGATAACCCGCCTACGCTGGACGGTATGACCGGACATGCCGGATGTTTGCCGAACTGCAAATGCTGGCCTGAGGTTCAGATCCCACCTCCAAGGAAATAGCAGGTCGCCACTGAGCGGCTTTTTTATTGCCCGCAATTTAGCAGGTAACCCATGAAATATTTCTTCACTACCCGCCTGGGCGAGACTCGCTACCTGCAGGCGGATGGCTCTCTGCTGTGTAAAGATGTTCCGATCGCACGAACGGGAACGCAGGTCTACTTACCCGAAGAAATCGACCTCGAGCCTGACGCCAGCGGCACAGTGACGGTCTGGCGAACGGAGGATGAAGTGTTTTCCCCTGAGACGATGGCGAGCTTTGAGGGCGTCGCCGTCACGCTGGGGCATCCGGAGGACGAAGAAGGCAATATCGTTTTCGTCAATCCTTCCAACTTCGCAGAGCTGGCCCACGGACATATTCAGAATGTCCGGCGCGGTGCTGGTGATAAATCGGATCTGCTCATTGCTGACGTGCTGATTAAGCGGCAGGAGGCAATCGACGCAGTGAATTCAGGCCTGACCGATGTCAGTTGTGGCTACGACGCTAAGTACAGGCAACTGGCACCCGGCAAGGGCAAGCAATACCAAATCACAGGTAACCACCTCGCTGTCGGCATTGGTCGTGGGCGGGCTGGTGGCCGCTGTGCAATCGGGGATTCCATCCCATCATCCAAAGGAAAAAACATGAAACCTACGTTATTACAGAGGCTGGTAGCGGCTATCCGCACGCGAGATGACGATGCGCTGGCCCGCCTGGCTGATGAGGCCGCCGCAGCAGATTTACCCTCTGATGCGATGGGATCTATCCCCGGGCCAACAATCAATATCAATGTGCCGTCACAGGCTACGGCTCTTCCGACTGAGAACCGGACCACAACGGACGAAACGCCGGAAGATGAGAAGAACAAAGACAAAACAACCGATGAAGGCGTGCCGGAATGGGCTGTGGCTATTCTGGCGCGTCTGGACGCACTGGAAGGTAAAACGGCGGACGATGCTCCGGATGATATCACCACAGCCGATGAAGATGCGGAGGAAGACAGCAAAGTGACGGGGGATGCGGCATTTAAGCGCAACCTGATCGCAGATGCGGAAATCATCTGTCCGGGCTTTCAGCCAGCGGGTGATAAAGGTCTGAAGCGCCAGGTTCTGAACCATGCGCTGCGTACTGGCGACAGCCTGAAAGCGTTCGGTGTAAGTGATTTTTCCAAAGCACCAAAATCTACGGTGGATGCCGTATTTAAGGCTGCTGTCGAAATTAATAAAGCCAAAAACCATCTTCTTCCGCTGAATAACGGTGTCCGTACCACCGACGGCAGCACCAGCACCAAACACATGTCTCCGGCTGAACTGAACAAGATCAATGCCGACTTCTGGAAAAATCGTAAATAAGGTAATTCAACATGGCTGGAAATGCATATTTAACCCGCATGTCCCTTGGGTTTGTCGGTGCCGTAACGCGTCCACGTGATCTGACCATTGAGCCGGTAATGCTGGATCATAACAAATTGTTTTCAACCTACGGCCTGCCTGGTAAGTACGTTGATAATCAGTTCGTTCCACTGGTGGATGGCGACACTATCGACAAGGTAAAGGGCATTTTCGTCCGTCCTTTCCCGATCACTTCAGCGCCTGATCTGGCCTGGCTCGGTGTCACTGCGAATCAGGTCGGTGACAACCTCAAACGCGGTTACATCTGCGTTAAAGCGACAGCAGGTAACGCGACGACTGCAAAGAAAGGTGACCCGGTTTACGTTCGCGTGGCGGGTGGTACCGGTCAAAGTCCGGTTGGCTCTTTCGTGTTGTCTCCTGACACCACCGCATCAAATACCCCTCAGTTAACAAATGCTGAGGTAATGGGGCCGGGTGAAGCTGACGGTCGTATCGAAATCGCCTATAACATCTGAGGGACTGATTAATGTTTACAATTGACAGAGCGACTATCGACTCCACTGGCGCGTTTCTCGTCGGAGAACTGGAGCGTATGGACCAGTCGCTGAATATGCCGCTGGTGTCCGTTAAGTGGACCCGTGACATGCCATTGCGCAGCGATATCTCTATCGCGGATGAAGTGTCGTCTTTCACCAACACCGATTTTTCCAGTGTCGGCGGCCCAAATCCGACTGGTAAAAACTGGATGGGCAAGAAAGGTACTGCCACTCCGGGGCCTGAGCTGGATATTGTTCCTACTCGTAATAACCTGACTCCGTGGGCAACGGAAGTCTCCTGGACGGTTCTTGAGCTGGCATCTGCTCAACAGCTGGGACGCCCGATTGACACCCAGAAGTATGAAGCCATGAAGTTGAAGTGGAACATGGATACCGATGAGCAGATTTATATCGGTGATGCAGTTCTGGGCGTGGCTGGCCTGCTAAATTTGCCGGATATCACACCACTGGCCGCTGCCGCCGCATGGACAGCCACAACCGATCCGGACGTCATCCTGCAGGATATTAACCTGTTGCTGACCGACGTCTGGATGCGTTCTGGTTATGCGGTCTGCCCCGCTAAAATCGGCCTTGCTCCGGAGCTGTTCGGCCTGTTGACCACTAAAAAGGTTTCCTCGGCGGGTAACATTTCCGTACTTGAGTACGTGAAAATTAACTGCATCGCGTATCAGGAAAACGGCGAGCCGCTGGAAATTGTCTCCATCAAGTGGGCGTCTAAACGTGGGGCTGGCGGCGCCCACCGTATTGTGGCCTACACCCAGGACGAAAAATACATTCGCTTCCCGATGGTTCCGTTGCTGAATACCCCGCTGGAATATCGTGGTATGCAGCAGTTGACTGTCTACTACGGGAAACTGGGGCAGGTTGAAGCGCCGTATTCCAATACGATCTCTTACCTGGACGTTCCGGCATCCTGATGACCACTGCAGGCGAGGGAAACCTCGCCTTTTTTGATGGAGTGACGATATGAAGTATCTCGTAAATACTGGCGTGACGTTGAGTTTTGCAGATGGTTCCAGGTATGAAATCACCAAAGGTATCCACAGTGGTGCTGATTTCCCGGATAACGTGAGGTCTCACTGGGCCTTCGATGCTTATGCGAAACAGATTGACGATGCGGAAGCGGATAAACTGGAAGCGGTTAATGCAGACCTGAAGGCATATGTTGTTTCTCTGGAAAGCGCTAACGCTGAATTACTGGCACAAATCGCCGAAAAGGATAAGGAAATTGCCGGGCTGAAGTCTGCTGTAACAAAGCTGGATGATAAATCTGTTGAAAGTGAAGACAAACAGGAGACTGGCAATGCCAAAAAACAGTCTTCTGCCAACAAGTGAACAGTTCCGCTCCGATTTCCCTGAGTTCGCCGATAAAACCCGATACCCTGACCCCTCAGTAAATTTCTATCTGGGGCAGGCAGACACAATCCTGAATCAGGACGTACAGGGAGATCAGTTCGTCTACCTGGCCGAACTATTCACCGCTCACTATACGGAGCTGCGCGGCCGTACGTTGGCCTCCGCTGTCGCAGGTGGTGTGAACAGCAACGGCGCGGCAGGTGTCGTGTCCTCTAAATCAGTGGATAAGGTTTCAGTGAGCTATGACGTGTCCGGGGTAATCAATCCGGATGCCGGTTTCTGGAACAGTACCGCCTACGGGCGCGAGTTCTACTGGTGGTGGTCCATGTTCGGCGCCGGGGGCAGGCAACTGCTATGAAAAAAAGCGGGTTAACGGTTCGCGCCGACAACGCCGTATCTGTTCTGGAGTCCCTCAGACAGTTATCCGGAATGGATGTACTGGTGGGAATACCTGAGGATAAGGCAGGGCGTGAGGATGGCTCACCGATTAATAACGCGGAACTGGGCTACCTCCACTCAACGGGCGCAACAGTGGAAATCGACGGTACGACAGTCACGCTTCCCCCGCGTCCTTTTCTGGAGATGGGGATCGAGGACTCAAAACCCCGAACAACTTCACACCTCAAAGCAGCGGCAACCGCCGCGCTGGAGGGACAGACTGAAGCCGCAATGCGTGAGCTGGAGAGCGCCGGGCAGATTGCCCGTGATGCTGCAAAAGCTGTTATCGGTGCTGGCGACCGACTGCACCCTCTTTCTGAGAAAACCCTCGAACGCAGACGGGCTGAGGGCATTCCCGGTGACAAGCCGCTGTATGCCCACGGTTACTTGCTGCGCTCAATTAACTACGTCGTGAGGAAAAAATAATGCCTCTTCTCGATGTGAGTGATGTTCTTCTCGATCCCGACTTCATGGACACCAGTCTGGTGTGTCACCGGCAGGTTCAGACGGTAGATGAGGATAATTTCACGAAAAACACAGCTCAGGATATTCCATTCTCTGGCGTGGTGACGGTTGACCGTTCGCTGGAAGCCCGACGAATGGAGGCAGGCCAGAACATCAGCGGCGCGATCCTCATCGTGACGCAGTTCAGATTAACCCAGGGCCAGCCCGGTACAGACATCTCCCCGCGACTTGATGCCGATATCGTGAGCTATAACGGACGCGACTATCGCGTGACGTTCGTCGACCCGTACACCCGTTACGGTGCCGGATTCGTCCAGGCACATTGTGAGCTGGTGGACTTTAACGGAGGGACGCCAGTTGAGTAATGACAGCACCGCGCGCGGCTATCTGACGCCTGTCGGGGATAGTCCCCAGTATGACGAGGCGCTGGAGCGTGAAATCAGCCGCTGGATTCGTGGTGTTTCTGGGTTGCCGGCCACGCTTGTTTTTCCCCGATGGACTGACCCGCAGCCGCAGATCCCCAAAAACGGGACGACGTGGTGTGGCTTCGGTATCACCACCGTTCCGCAGCCGTTAAGCCAGTCTGATGTTCAGGTGTCGGAAGAACAGTCCGAACAATGGACATGGGAACAGGTCACGGTCATTTGCTGCTTTTATGGTCCTCAGGGGGCAAGCTCCGCATCTGCTTTCCGGGCGGGGATTTTCGTCGAGCAGAACAACGCCGAGCTGAACCGCTCGGGGCTTTCGCTGGTGGAGGCCGGGACTATCTACAACTTGCCAGAACTCATCAATAACCAGTGGGTGAGGCGCTATGACCTCACCATCACGCTGTCCCGCAAAAACATTCGTACCTACAACGTCCGGACGCTGCAAGATGCGCCCATCTCATTTTTCGGAGACTAAATTATGCCGCAGGGAATACCTGTATCAAACGTCGTTAATGTCGACGTGATCATTGGGCCGCGCGCGGCTACTGGTCGAAATTTTGGTTCACTGCTCATTCTCGGGACATCCACGGTAATTCCGGTGAAAGAGCGTCTTCGCCTCTACTCCTCAAAGGAGGACATCGGATCTGATTTCGGCGTGGACAGCCCCGAATATGAAGCAGCAACAGTCTATTTCTCTCAGTCACCACGCCCTAAAGAAGTGTATGTAGGTCGCTGGGCGAAAACACTGGCAACGGGTGAAGCCGGTACTGCTGAAAAGCTGATGGATGCAGTTAACGCCGTAATGGGGTACACCAACTGGTATGGTCTCGGTATTGCAGACAAAGAGGATATTGCAGATGACGACTGGCTGAAAGTTGCTGCTGCCGTAGAAGCTTCGGGCGTCAGCCGCATTCTGGCAATTACCACCAGCGATCCCGCCACCGTTGACGCCACTTCAACCGGGGATCTGGCCTACAAGCTGAAGGCGGCAAAATACAGGCGCACGTTCGTACAGTATTCCTCCAGCAGCAAGTACGCTGCGCTGTCTGCATTTGGCCGCGCGTTTACGGTGAATTTCAACGGCAGCAATACCACCATTACCCTGAAATTTAAACAGGAGCCGGGGATCACTTACGAAACTCTGACGACTGATCAGGCGGCGGCGCTGGATGCCAAAAAATGCAACGTGTTTGTGTATTACCAGAACGATACGGCAATCCTGCAGCAGGGCGTCATGTCCAGCGGTGATTTCTTTGATGAGCGCCACGGGCTCGACTGGCTGCAGAACTACGTTCAGACCAACCTGTATAACCTGCTGTACACCAGTACAACCAAAGTGCCTCAGACCGATGCGGGTGTTACACGTCTTCTGTCCAATGTTGAGCAGTCTATGGATCAGTCCGTGACGAACGGGCTGGTGGCTGCCGGCGTCTGGAACGGTGGCCCAATCGGGCAACTGGATTCCGGCGATACGCTGACAAAAGGGTATTACGTCTACGCGCAGCCGATTTCCGAGCAGGCGCAGGCAGACCGTGAAGCACGTAAGGCACCGGTTATTCAGGTGGCCTGTAAGCTGGCTGGCGCAGTGCATTTCGCTGATGTTCAGATCAACGTCGTTCGCTAAGGAGAACATGAATGGCTACTTATTCTTTTATGGACGTCACGGCGTCCATTTCTGGTCCGACTGGTGTAATTGATCTGGGTTACGGCTCCGCCAGCTCCGAGGAAGGGATCACCGTGGCTATGGCCGGCCCTAAAAACACCATGACCATCGGCGCTGATGGTGAAGTGATGCAAAGCCTTCACGCAGACAAGAGCGGCACTGTAACCGTCAACCTGCTGAAGACCTCGCCGACAAACAAAAAGCTGTCTCTGGCGTATAACGCGCAAAGCCAGTCCTCCGGTACCTGGGGAAACAACGTCATTGTGATCCGAAATAAGGTGAGCGGAGACATCATCACGGCGCGCAGCGTGGCATTCCAGAAACAGCCGGATAACGCCAATGCTAAAGCCGGTAATACGATGCCCTGGGTGTTTGACTGCGGCAAAATCGACCAGGTACTCGGAGAGTTTTAACAGATGGAATGTTCAGTCAAAGGCCACGATTACCGCGTGGCAAAACTCAGCGTTTTTGACCAGCTGAAAGTGACCCGTAAGCTGCTGCCGGTACTGGCGGGCATGATGTCAGATTTCGGGAGCATTCATTCCCTTCTGCCTGCTGATGGCAAAATCGACACCGTGAAATTTGATCAACTGAAACCGGTGTTTGAAACCCTGCTGCCGCGTATCGCTGAGGAACTGTCTTCCCTGACCGAAGAAGACACCAACGCGATTATTCATCCGTGTCTGTCTGTGGTTTCACGTAAGCATATGGACGGATGGACGCCAGTATTTAGCAGCGGGCAGTTGATGTTTGACGATATCGACCTTCTGACCATGCTCCAGCTGGTGGCGCGGGTGGTCGCCGATTCGCTGGGAAATTTTTTGCCCGTGAGCCCTACCAGCGCGACGCCGGGGCAGTCTCAGGATTAATCCTTAACAGCCTGCCTGACGGGCTGTCTTATCTCCTTGACCCGGTTGATGCCGGGTTAATCCCTTATTACGCGCTGAAGGATGGGTCTGTCGATCTGTGCGATATCGCGCTGATGAATGACCATCTGGCCGTTAAGGCTGACAACCAGCGCCGTATTGAGAAATGGAGAGAAGATAATGAACGCTGAGACTATTAAAGATTTTCTCGTCTCCCTTGGCTTTGGTATTGATGAAGCCGGATACGAGAAATTTGAATCTGTTCTTGCTGGCGTCACCGCAAATGCCATAAAAACAGGGCTGGCGGTGGAAGGTGCGGCGCTGTCCGTTGTTGCGTTTACGGCGAAAATTGCTTCCGGTCTGGATAACCTCTACTGGGCGTCACAGCGTACCGGAGCAACGGTTCAGGGTATTCAGTCGATTGGCTACGCAGTTTCGCAGGTGGGTGGCAGCGTGGACGCGGCGCGGAGCTCGCTGGAAAGCCTCTCACGATTTGTACGTAATAATCCCGGCGCGGAGGGATTTCTTAACCGCCTGGGTGTACAGACTCGTGACGCCAGCGGGAACATGCGCGACATGGCTGCTATTTTTACGGGCGTCGGCCAGAAGCTCAGCAGCATGCCGTATTACCGCGCTAACCAGTATGCGCAGATGCTGGGCATTGACGAAAATACCCTCATGGCGATGCGGCGGGGGCTCGGTCAATTCAGCGCTCAGTATTCTGAAATGACAAAGGCGATTGGCTTCAATGCGGATCAGGCCGCTGTGTCGTCAAATCGGTTTATGACTTCACTGAAAGCATTCGGTGAAATGGCCGGAATGGCCCGAGACAAAATCGGTTCTAACCTTGCTGAAGGAATGGCTGGTTCGATTGATAATCTTCGCAAACGCATACTCGAAAATTTCCCCAAAATTGAAACCACTATCACAAAGATTGTGAAGGGGATTCTCTGGCTGGGGGATATCGTCGGTCGCGTGGCGTTTCGGATCGTTGAGGGCGTGGGAGATATTATCGACTGGTGGGGAAAACTGGATAAAGAAACGAAAACCCTGACAGAGGTTATCGGTGGTCTGGTTGTCGCCATGCGGATACTTAACTCTACTTTCTGGATGTCACCTGTAGGGCTGATTACTGGCCTGATCGTGGCGCTCGGTCTCTTGTGGGAAGACTACAAAACATGGAAAGAAGGCGGTAACAGTCTTATTGACTGGGAAAAATGGCAGCCAGCGATAGACAAAGCGAAGGATGCGATGGTCTGGCTCCGTGATCACCTGCTCGAACTTAAGGATAGCGTGGGCGGCTGGCAAAAATCACTGGAACTGCTGGCGACCTTTATCGCCGGTGCGTGGATCAGTAAGGTCACGGGCGCATTTGCCAGACTGGCAGGAATACCGGTTCCGCCGTGGTTAAAAGGCTGGATGGCCTACGCGGCTTACCTGTATGACGATCGGGAGAATATCGTCGCCAGTGCGCAATCGTCTATCGACTACGCAAAGCAGAATATTGGCGATGGAATGCGCGCAGTGGGGTTTGATACTGATTTTGGCCGCAATCCGCACACCGTCAAAGGCGCTAACATTCAGCCGGATATTCCAGGCGCTGAGCCTGTGCAACATGCACAATCCGCGAAGCGCACTTTAGCCGACCGGAACAACAATCCCGGTAACATTCGCCCGGTGGGCGGTAACGGCTTCCGGTTCTTCGGGTCCGCCCTTCATGGCTGGGAGGCGATGAAAAACCAGCTTATGCGCTACTTTACAGGGAAAACAACCGGGCGGGCATTACAGACCATTCAGGATATTGTCAGTACCTGGGCGCCGGCTGGTGACAACAACGACCCGAAAAAGTATGCGAAGGATGTTGCAAAATGGATGGGCGTTTCACCGAACACTGTGTTGAACCTCGCCAACCCGGAAACTATGGCCGCGCTGATGCAGTCGATGGCGCGCAAAGAAGGGTATTCAAACTGGAACAGCCCGCTGGCGTATCAGGCCGCTGGCGGCAGCCTCAACCAGCAGACTGTTATAAATGTCCACGGCGTGAACAACCCTCAGGAGGCGGCTAACCTGATCGCTGACAAGCAGGGGGCTGTGAATGCCAGGGCGGTACAGCAATTAAAAGGACCTGCGTAATGGACTTTTTATCTGTTTTGCTGCAGCAGCGAACCCGCTCGATAGGAATAATTATTCCTGATGTGGTTATTACCGAAAAACACACTGATGCTCTGGAGATTACGGAGCATCCAGTCGAGCAACCCACGAACGCCGGGGCGAGTGGTGAGGGCGCTGGTTACATATCAGAACACGCATTCAGGCGCCCTTCAGAAGTTGTAATGGAAACCGGATTTTCCGGAGGCGGATCGCTGCTTGATTTTGCTGATACTTCCGCTATTGGTCTTTCACTGGGGCTGAGCCCGAAAGAACTGTATCAGAAACTGCTTAACCTGCAGCGGGATCGCATTCCTTTCGATGTGACAACCGGCAAGCGTATTTACAACAATATGTTGATAAAAACGCTGGAGGTGACGACTGACAAGAGTAGTGAAAATGTGCTTCTGGCGACCCTTACCCTCAGGGAGGTGATTATTACCTCCACGCAGTCAATCAGGGTTGCCTCGAAAAACAATATGACCGAGGGAGTAGGGACGTCTGCTGTGCAGAATACAGGTACCAAAACAACGGTACCTCCGAATAATTCCATTCTGAAATCGCTGCCACAGATGGCGCAAAAAGGTGTCACCACTGTCGATGGGTATCTGAGCAATTTATTTCTGGGAAGGTGATTCATGGAGGCCGTAGAAATCCCACTGGTGGCTGATAATCAGACTTTTGCCACCACAATTAACGGTACGGTTTATCACCTGTCTGTCATCTGGCGCGGAGAGTACTGGGTTCTGGATCTTGCTGACAGCAATGGTTCCGCCATTATCTCAGGTATGCCGATGATTACGGGGGCTGACCTGCTGGCGCAGTATCGATATATGAATCTCGGGTTTTCGCTGGTGGTGCTCTGCGACGTGGCAGGGCAGGAAAACCCGACGCAATTCGATCTCGGAACGTTCTCACACCTCTATGTCTTCACGGAGTAACAATGTCAAAAAACTGGATGCGTCACTTTGAATTATTGCTTGTTGACGATAAGGGCGACGGGATAAAAATTTCTGAGCTTAAAGTCACTTTCAATATTCAGAAAATGCCTGCGACAATATTTAATGGATTCGTTGGAAATTTTAAGGTTTATAACCTGTCCCCTACCACTCAGAACCGGATTATGCAGAAGGAATTCTCGCGTATACAGGTTATCGCCGGATATAAAGGACAACCGGATGCAACGGGTAATTATCCCGATGAAAACGTTGGTATGATATTCAACGGAGATATCCGTTTCACTGTCACCGGGAAAGATAATGCGACAGACAGTTGGATTATGTTGCAGTGTATCGACAGTTGGGAAGGCCACCTGAACGCCAGTGTGAAAACCACAGTGGCTGCCGGATGGAAGTACAGTGATCTTTTCAGCCTGGGCATGAAATCATTCGGGCCTTATGGTATCGAGTCAGGTGCAGTTCCTGACATGCCTGAGACGGTCTTCCCCCGTGGGCGGGTTGTCTATCAGAGCACAGCCAGGCTGATGAATCATATCGCCGGACAGTGTAACGCTAACTGGTGGTATGAGAATAATCAGGTCAACATTGTGCCGGAGGATAATTACATTGGCGTCGCGACGGTACTGAATGCCAATACAGGGCTAATCGGCATGCCCCAGCAAACAATGGGTGCAGGCGTAAACGTCCGGTGCCTCATTAACCCGAACATTAAGCTGGGTGGGCTTATTCGTCTGGATCAGGCATCTGTCTACCGGGCCTCTTTGAGTAATGATCAGATAGCGAAATCGCCAGCACGGCTGGATGAATCGGAAAGCGACGGTAATCTCTACGTTAACGGCCTGCCCGGCATATCACAGCCTGCCAGCATTAATACTGACGGTGATTACATTGTGGGCAGCATAGATTATACTGGCGACACTCGCGGGCAGGCGTGGTATATGGACCTGCTTTGCCTGGCTAAAGGTGGAAGAGAACTACTAGCGAAAGGCACTTTGGACAAAGTCGGAGATGTAGAGTGAAAAAAAGTATTTTGTGTTTATTCTTGGCATTGCCGTTTACAGTTTCAGCGGCGACGCAGTGCGGACCGTTCCGCTTTGATGCTGGTAGCGATGGTCTCATGCACATCAATGGTCAAAAGCCAGAAACACAAAAAATGACCTTTTTGAAGCAAAAAGACGACTTCGATAATGTCATGATGCAATGGATGCTACCTGATCCTAGTACTGGACGCTGGTTAGGTATGGACTACATCAAGCGAAACAAAAAAGCGATCCTCAACGTTGAAGTTATCCGCAAAAATATGGACGAGCCGCGGGAGTTCTGGACGTATGACTGCCGGAAGGTGAAGTGAGCCCACTTAGGTGGGCTTTTTGCCTTCGACACTACCGCCTTGATCAATTGGAGATGGTGTAAATTCACTCAATGCTTTCCTGACAATTCTCTCCATCATTTCTTCAAGTTCATTTTTACTGAGAGACTGAACTCCGCCGGATCGTTTGGCGTCATCCAGCATAAATTCATCAAGAAATTGCTCGCTCGTCACAGTGTCTTCAAGTATTTGAACAATCTCGGCGTTCATGGAGCGCCCATTAGATTTTGCTCGCGCTGCAATTTTCTCTTTTAGCTCTTCCGGCATGCGCAGACCGAATGGGGCGATCAAGCTTGCACCTTTCATAGTGATTCCTCGTACAAAACTAGCTTCATAATGTAGTCAAAATACATTTGACATGATAGCTACATGATGTAGTATTTTAATGATGGCTACATCATGTAGCTAATATATTGGAGGGATGATGGAAAACACACGTAATATCGCACCAACAGGGATTCGATTCCCTGAGCAACTGAAAGAGATTATCAAGAAAGCAGCTAAAGAGGAGGGGCGTTCACTGAATAGCGAGGTGATCAAGCGTATCGAACGGAGTTTGAAAGAAGATGGTTTATTGCAGGCGTAAAACAGTGAAGCCCCAACTGCTCGAACAGTCAGGGCTTCGGTGTCAAATGATTCCAGGCTAGGAAATATCGACATGAACAGTGTACAGAAAAATGAACTCACATTCCACAACGTCACTTTTAACCAGATAAGCCATGAAAATCAAATCTGGCTTACCTCATCAGAATTAGCTAAGGCATTGGGTTACAAAAAATCAGATGCAGTAACCCAGATTTATAGCCGATATCACGACGAGTTTACAGAAAGCATGTCAACGACCCTCAAAATGAGTGTCGTTAGGAAAACTGGGGTGGTAGATATTCCGGTACGCGTTTTCTCCCTTCGCGGTGCTCACCTTATCTCCATGTTCGCCAATACTCCAGTAGCCAAAGAGTTCCGCCGCTGGGTGCTGGATATTCTTGACAGGGAAGTGGGTTCCGCAGGTGCCGATCGTCTACCGACTAAATTTCATCAGAGGGTACTGCTTTACCTGAATGAAAACGGTCAGGTTAAGGACACTTACCCGTTAACTGAGGATCAGGTAGTCATGTCATTTGATGCATTTGTCAGCTATTTCAGGAAAAAGGGATGGATAGTAGCCCCCAGGGATGAGGTAGCAAAAGGAATAATGGGGGCAATACAGGTTTTATCGTAGCAAAAAAGAAAAACCGCCAGTTGCTGCTGGCGGCTATCATTAACTTACATAGAAGGCAAACTCTATGGATTCGATTATCAAACATTTCGAGTTTAAGTCAAGTGAAGGTATGGCTGTAAGTATTGATGCGGCCCGCTTCAAAGGAAAACCGGTATTCCTTGCCGTGCCACTTGCAAAGGCTTTGGGTTATACCAACCCGGCTGATGCCTTGAAAAAACATTGTAAGTCACTGATTAAGCTTAATTATAGCGAATCGCGAGAATTGGGTTTCGGTGACAACCCGCGGGGTATCCAACTTGTTGGTCAGGCAGACGTTTTTCGCCTTATTATGCGCAGCTCCCTCCCATCAGCAGAACGTGTTCAGGATTGGGTTTGTGAAGAAGTTCTCCCTGCGTTAATGGATACCGGAACTTACAGTATCAGAAAGGAAAAAACTTCATCTGGCCTCCCTGAATACCGTCTTGCAAAGGCCGAGCAGTTGAAGGCGCTGGCGCTGGAGAAAAATATCGCATCCGCTCGTGAGTTGATGGTGATGCTGCCCCGTCTTGACCCTATGTCCCACCAGACGCTGGCGGCTTCGCTGATTAATCCGATTATTGGTTATGACGCTATCCCCTTGCCAGTGATTGAAGAGCATTACTACACCGCAGCGGAAGCGGGTGAGAAAATCGGTGTCAGCGCCAATAAAATCGGTCGCATCGCTAACGAAAACAACCTTAAAACTGAGCAGTACGGCAAGTTCTTCCTGGATAAATCCGCGCACTCCAGTAAGCAGGTCGAAGCGTTTCGCTATAACGCTGAGGGCGTCAAAGCCTTACGCCATCTTATTCATGGTGCTGATGTAGCTTAATTACCAACAGATAATTAATACCAAGCCCGCCGTCGAGCGGGTTTTTTTATGTCTGGAGAAAATATGCCAGTTTCACTTTCCTCTCAACTCGGTAGTAAAGAACAGGCTGATACAAGGCTTGCTGGTTCTGTCATGTCAGCGCTGCGAGTTTCAATGCCTGGCATCGTCCAGTCATTTGATCCCGACACCGTAACCGCAGTTGTTCAACCTGCTATCAAAGGCTATGAGCCAGATTCGAATGGCGTTAACCAGTCGACAGTATTACCGCTGCTGGTGGATGTGCCGGTGGTATTTCCGCGCGGCGGCGGCTGCACGCTAACGTTCCCGGTTAAAGCCGGTGATGAATGCCTGGTGATTTTCGCCGATCGCTGTATCGATTTCTGGTGGCAGAACGGCGGGGTGCAGGAGCCTGTCGACGACCGGGTGCATGATTTATCGGATGCGTTCTGTATCGTCGGGCCGCAGTCGCAGGCGCAAAAAATAAGCGGAATCAGCACCAGCGCCGCGCAGCTGCGTACAGATGATGGGGCTGCTTTTGTGGAAGTGGCCGCAGGGCATAACATCACCATTAAAACACCGGGACAGCTTACGGCTACGGCTGAAGGCGGAACCACGATCACATCACCCACCATTACGCTAAACGGTGACGTAACCATTAACGGCAATCTGTCGCAGGGGATGGGTGAGGGCGGCGGTAGCGCAACGATGCTCGGTCCTGTCACGGTGGCAAACGATGTAACGGCTGGCGGTAAGAGCCTGATGACGCATACTCACGGCGGGGTACAGACTGGTGGTGGTAATACAGGAGAGCCTAACTAATGCGATACAGACGTGAAGACGCCGAAGGTGATTACACTTTTGGTTGTGGTGATGATACCTGGCTGATTAACTCGCCAGAAGCTGTCGCGCAGGCGGTAAAAACACGATTCGCATTGTGGTACGGGCAGTGGTTCCTCGATAAGACAGAGGGAACACCATGGATTCAGTCTGTGCTCGGTAAGCAAAAGCCGGAAACCTACAATCTGGCGATCCGCAAGCGCATCCTCGAAACGCGGGGCGTGAAATCCATCCTCTCTTTCAATACCACAGTGAACACGACGACGCGCCGCGTCCAGTTCTTCGCTGAAATCGACACTATCTACGGAACAACGACAGTAACCAGCGAGGCATAAATGGCCCTCAATTTGGACACACTCGGCTTATCGGCAACGGTAACCGCTGAGGGGATCAGTGCGCCTGATTACCAGATGATACTCGATACCCTGACGAGCTATTTCCAGCAGATTTATGGTAGTGACGCTTATCTGGAGCCGGACAGCAAAGACGGCCAGATGGTGGCGCTGGTGGCGCTTGCTATTCACGATGCCAATAACACAGCCATTTCCGTCTATAACTGCTTTTCACCTGTTACCGGGTACGGCGCAGCGCTGACCAGTAACGTAAAAATTAACGGTATCGCGCGCAAAGGTGCAACGAACTCTACCGTGGATTTACTGCTCACTGGCACCGCAGGAACAACCATTACGAACGGCACCGTGAAAGACACCAATAACGTGATCTGGCGTCTTCCGGCTTCAGTGGTGATTGGTGTTGATGGCACCGTGACGGCAACTGCAATTTGTTCCAAAAGCGGAGCGGTTGCAGCTCCTGCCGGGACGATTACCACCATCAATACACCGACCCGTGGCTGGACGTCGGTAACCAACCCGGCAGCGGCCACCGTTGGCGCACCTGCAGAAACGGACGCAGAACTGCGCATCAGGCAGGGGCAGAGTGTCGCGATACCATCCATCACACCATTTGAAGGTGTGGACGGGGCGATCGCTAATATTGCTGGTGTGACGCGCCACAAGCTCTATGAAAATGATACAGGAAAGACTGACGGTAACGGGCTCCCTCCGCATTCCATCTCGGCCATTGTTGATGGTGGCGATGTGACCGAAATAGCCAGGACCATCCGGGGAAATAAAGGGCAGGGGGTCCGGACCTGGGGAAAAACATCCGTAACCGTACCGGATAAATATGGCAATCCTCACATAATCAGTTTTTCGCGACCAACTGATGTCCCTGTTTACGGAAAAATCACCTTAAAAGTTTTTGCCGGGTACACCTCTCAGATAGGTGTGCAGATTCAGCAGGCTGTTGCGGATTACATTAACAGACTGATGATTGGTGATCAGGTACTGCTGAGCCGGATTTATTCTCCTGCTAACCTTGGGGTCGTCAGTGGTGGAAATGCACGCTATTACGATATTCAGGAGCTGCTGATCGGCAAATCTCCGGAAGCTGTTGCTGCGGCGAATATTAATATTGCTTACGACGAATCAGCCTCCTGTAAGCCGGAAAATATCATTATTACGGTGGCGGCATGAGCAAATATACGGACTTAATCACCAACTATCATGCGACAAAACCTAAATTCGTTGAACACATCGATTTAGTGACCAGGCCGCTAGCTGAAACCTCAGCAGCAATAAATGGGCTAATAAACGCTTTTGATATTGATAATGCGGCAGGAGTACAACTCGATATTCTCGGCCAGTGGATAGGGTTAAGCCGGGTTGTAAGCCAGCCAATAAGCGGTGTCTATTTCAGCTGGGACACTGACGGACTCGGATATGACCAGGGCGTCTGGCAGGGGCCATATGATCCGGATTCGGGTTATACCTCGCTGAGCGATGAAACCTATCGCATCGTTCTAAAAACGAAGACAGCAATTAACAACTGGGACGGAAGAAACGACTCTCTGCCTCCCATTCTTGACGCTGCACTGGACGGGTCCGGCCTGAAGATGCAGATCGTCGATAACCAGGACATGACCATCGGTATCTGGGTTTTCCCTGAAACAGATATTTCAGCGGTCTCTCTCGAACTTATTGCTGCGATACGACAAGGGTATCTGACGGTAAAGGCCGCTGGTGTATGGGGCGGAAGTATTGAAATTCCTTCGGTGGAAATGCCTTCTGAAGGAAACAGGTTTTTTGGGTTTGATATGGATAACGAATATATCAGCGGGTTCGATGCCGGTTCATGGGGGACATTGCTCTGATGGCTAAAAATGATTTTTAAACCGTTTGCGACGGGTAAGGGTGCTAATGTTACATCGCAGCCTGACTGGGAGGCGCTGCCGGCTCTCCTGTCTGGTTTTACTGCGGGCAAGGCATCAAGTGCACAGGTAAATAAAGCGCTGCGTCAGGCGAGCTTCATCGCTGCAGCGCTGGCACAGTACACAGCCAGCAAGAGCGGACAGGATGTACTCGATGATGGTGACCTGAGCGGCTTTATCGCCAAAATGTCCGCTGCGTTCGGTAAGGATTTTCAGACTATTGATGCCACGCTGACGGCGCTCGCTGGTCTGGCTACCGGTGCAGATAAACTCCCGTATTTTACGGGTAATGATACCGCCGGACAGACAGATCTTACTTCTGTTGGGCGCGACATCATCGGAAAAGCCAGCATTGCGGATATTCTCACATACCTAGGTTTGGGAGAAACAGCAAAGCAAGCTGCTGGTGCCATGCAAAAATCACAGAACGGTGCAGACATTCCTGACAAGCCGCGGTTTGTACAAAATATCGGTTTAAAAGAAACCCTGAACCCGACAAAACGCGTGAGTATCGGCAATATCGGAACCGGCGTTTTTGACGGCAGCACACCGTGTATAAATATCGGTGACAGTGACAGTGGATTTATCGGCAGCGCGGATGGCGTACTGGATATTTACTGTAACAGTGCCAAAGTGGGTTATATCGATGGCAACGGGCTGCACATGCTCACCGATATTCATTTCGATAATGCGCGCATGACCACTAATGGGGACATTTTTAGTTCAGTGTGGGGGGATAACTGGCTGAGTATCTGGATTACTAATCAGCTAAATACCCGTGGAACGATTGACTGGATCAATAGTGAACTGGCAATTCGTGACAACAACATCAACACCCGCGCCACCATTGATTATGTTAACCAGACTTTCGCCCGTAAAAATACCGGCAGCATTCAGGACTGGGGCTGGATTCTGGACGACAGCACCGGATTTATAATGCAGTGGGGAACACTTGGTAACTCAAACGGAACCTACAATTTCCCGCGCGCTTTCCCTGTTGGTTGCTTTGCCGTTTTTGTAACCAATACCAACGCTCAGGGCACCCAGGTGGATAACGCATTCGGATACCCGGTGAGCAACAGTCAGTTTTTTGCCGCCACCAAGTCATCAGGAATAGCCAATATGGTCAATAATTTTCCTGTAGCCTGGTTTGCAGTTGGGAGATAAATATCAATGAGCGATTATTATTACAGCTTTAAAGAAAAAGGTTTTTTCTGGCAACCGGATACCGAATCCGATAATTACCCTGACGATTTAATTCCCCTGACAGATGAGTATTATCGCGAGCTGATGCAGGGCCAGGTGGATGGAAAATATATCGAGCACAGGAAAGGCGGCCCGGTACTGGTTGAGCATCGCGAATATACACCTGAAGAGCTGGTTGCACAGGCTGAAGCCAGAAAAGCGGAACTTCTTGCTGAAGCTGAGTCAGTTATTGCGCCACTGGCGCGGGCGGTAAAACTGAAAATTGCCACAGATGAAGAGATTAAACGGCTGGAAGCATGGGAACTTTATAGCGTAATGGTAAACCGGGTGGATACCACAAATCCTGACTGGCCGAAGATGTCAGCAAACTAGTAATAATTTGTTTTGGAAATTAAGGCTACCATAACGTCATACGGTAGCCTTAAATGAAAACTCGCTCAAGAAGAAATGACAGTCATCGTAACCAAATATACAATCAATTAAAACCACAAACTTGGTAAAAATATGGAGGTTTAAGTATATCTTCTGGCCAGTTATCGCACCATTTGGGGCGTTGAGCGAATGGGTTTGGTATTTTTGAGATGTCAAAGTCTCCTCCCGGCGTAGATTTTGTGTTGCCTGGAGGTGTTTTTGAATCGCTGGCGGCCATGACAGATGTCGAGAAGGCTGCAGCCGACAATGCAAAGGACAGGACTAAAAATATGTTCTTAACGTATTTCATAATATCACCTGTTAAGTAGTGACCCACTATCCTTACTGTTACAACATCCTTTATTACATATATTAAACGTAATTTATTACAATCTGGTAAATAAATAAAAAACATTTAGAATATATTTACTTTATATAAAAATAATAAGCAGTATTATATTATATCTTCTATGGAAAATAATTCATATGAGAGTGAGTTCATATGCTCTTCAAATTCTTACTGCCCCCCACCACACACTGGGGGCGCAGGCCGGGTGCCTGATTGGGGCAGGAGTTCCGCGACAGCAGGTAGCGATTATTTATGATGTGGGACTGTCGACGCTGTACAGAAAATTTCCTGCAGGAGAAAATGAAACCGCAGACATACCGTATGCAACGTGCTGCGGCTAGCTGATAAGCTTGTAAAAATCTTGATCAGGGAGTGGAACCTTTCTATGAAGCTAATTTGTTTAATTTCATTTGTAGTGACTTTACTTCTTGGTCAATAATGTTAAATCCCTTATTGACTGCATCTCTAAGTTCTGCATCAATATTTTTTATCCCTTGAGCATAATCTACCATTACATCTATTTTTGCATCATGTAATCTCTTATACATGGTTTTATCATTGTTATTGTCAGCCATACCAATAAGGATTTTTTCATAATCCTCAATGAGCTTGTTGTTTCCTTTAAATGATTGTATTAATGAACGTGAATATGTGTAAATATTAATTATTGAGTCTCTTGCAGAATCATTTAGTTTTGCAATAACATTCGCATTTTGCTCATAGAATGTGAAATTATCATCCCCTACAGGGAACGTGAGAATTAACATCTGTCCGGGTTTGATATTATCAACGTGTGTTTTCATCCTTTTGTTATATAAATTGATTAGGGTGAAAACTTCTCCCTTAACTCCTTTTAATACCGAAAGCTGCAATTCAAGGGATTCTCTTTCTGTCTCTACTTTAGAAAGCTTAGCTTGTTGGGTAACTCCTTTTAGGGTAAACCATCCGCCAATAAGAGTGCCAACTAGGGCCGTGAGGGAGGAGGATAACCATCCAGGGATGCTATTTAAAAGATTACTAAATTCACCCATTATAAATACTCACTAATATTGAACGATATATATCAAATTATTATAAAACGCGTCAGCTACTGGAGAAGACTACCTGAACTTCGATCTATTCCTGCATCCATATAGTTGATGGCCTTCTGGAGTTCTTCGATTAGGACAACAGCTTTTGCTCGAGAGATGCATATTAGTTGATCCGGAAATTCTTGTAAGGGCCAGTTTGGTATACAGTCCATGTTATCTGTAAATGAGGTGGATAGATAGACCTCGTTCGTGAGAAGTGAATAGCTCACTTCAAAATCTGTCAGTTCAGGAACGCTGCTGACGTTGGAATCTTTACTGGTCATATAGTTATCCGATACTGTTTTTTTGTACAGTTTATTATTCGATGGTTGTGTAAGTGTAGTCAAGTGGATATGCCTAACTGGAAAGAATATTGTTTGTTTGATAGGAGCTAACTTTTTGTTTTTGCTGAATGTTGAAATAAAGTAGTATTCTTTCTATTTACTATAACTACATGATAATAAATGAATTTTTTCCGGTCTTGAAAACCGGCGACCCGAAAGGGTTCCAGAGTTCGAATCTCTGCGCTTCCGCCAGATTAAACAAGGGGTTACCGAAAGGTAGCCCCTTTGTTTTTTTAGGCGCTATAGAATATAGTTAGAAAATACTGTTAGAATATTTCCCGAAAAAACGGACTACGCGAGTCTTTAGTTTCTTTTCGTTTCCCGATGTGTCTATTTATTGAAGATGTAGACCATTCTGGGAGGTGAAGGATGCCCCATCTCTTTCAGAATAATGTTGGTATATTCGACAACAGGGCCTCTTGGATGATTTTCTTCTTTATCCTGAAGATGGGTCAGGGCATGTACAACTTCATGAATAAATGAACGTTTTGTGTCAAAAAGTTGTCTTCCTTCGTTACTTTCATAATGTTCGGTATATGAATCATCAGAATCGTCCAGATTGAGACAAATAACTTTCCTGCCTTCTGAAAGTTTGAAGTGTTCCTGAGCCACGGTAGTTTCAAAGGCTTCGCCTGCCCCCAGTAGCCAGCGCTGCTCCACATCATGTAGTTCTTTTTCATATGCGTAATTCATCAGTCTGCGGAATGTTTCGCTTTGGGTATACGCATTTTGAAGTACGGAGGATAGTTCATCGTAGCATTCGTCATAAGTGTCGTCATCAATTTCTGTATCAGGGTCTATTCCACCCGCGCCTGAGATAAGGTACTCCACCACACACTCTGGCTCCAGACGGAATTCACTGTTTATGGCAAGGCTGTCATGAGCAAGGCGTAGCCGTGAGGGGTTTGGTGCATGTTCGGGAATATCGGGGAAAACAGGTGTATCTGCGGTATTTAATCTATATGTGGATACTCCGCTTTGAGGTATTAATCTGTAGGTGACCGGAAGCATAACTTCTTATTTCCTGACTACAATTATGAATTATTTAAATTAAACAATAATAGTGTTTTTAGTTAATGTGCCACATACAGGTAACGCTATGATTCAGACAAAGCCAACAAGTAATACGCTGAAAATGTTATTTATAATGAAACTTAGGGGCGGGGTTTATTTAATAAAACAAGGGGGCCTCTGTTTGAATACTTCTTGTTTATAAAATCCCTTTATCTCGACTAAAATATCGGATGGGGGAAAAGAGTTCTATCATTGTAATCCGGGAGTGGAGTAGGGGTATGTTGACTACCTGTCAGATCGGCTCCTGTTAATGCTTTCGCTAAAGTTAGAGCTATCTTATCTAATTTCGCACCATTTAGTTTGGTGTCAGTTAAGTCTGAGCCGAATAGAATTGCAGCGGTTAAGTTTACACCGGACATGTTAGCGCAAGTCAGGTCTGCGTGAGTCAGGTTTGCTTTAGTCATGTTTGAACCCATTAGATTTACAGCGTGTAGATTTGCACAACACAAATTTGCACCGACTAAATTTACATTAGATAGAGTTGTTTCACGGAAATCTGCATTAGAAGCATCTATTTTTGACAAATCTTCCCCCTGGAAATCTTTATGAGCCAGGTTTACTCCGCGCAGGTTCAGAAAACCATCCTCGGTTATAAGTGAATCAGGCTGTTGTATATTATGTTTACTCATCAGTTTTAACATTCGACATACATTCCAAAATCTCTCACTATCAACTTTATCCGTTACAGTTTTTCCATTTTTGTTCACTTCAATAATGACCATGGGATCCGTATTTTCGGATGCTGCTCCACATGACAGACATATAGTACACCCGTTGACATCCTCCAGAAATATTTTATTACCATCGAAGAAAGCATTTTTATTTACATATAATAATGATGTGGTCAGTTTTCCAATTACCTCCCGAAACCATCTTTCATTGCTTCTTCTTACTCCACCACAGGTAAAAAAATTGACAAACCATTCCAGTATACCGCGTGGTGAAGTTGCACTTTTCATTGCTTCTTTCGTACCGGTACCGGCCGCATGCAAATATCTTAATATATTTTCTGGGGACGCGTTAGTTATTGGCAT